GATACATAGTCGAGGAAGGCGGAATGGAGAAAGCCATTTCCGGTTATCTCGGCAAATCTAAAACGGGTCGCGCGCAACGTGGCGATGTCGTGCTTTTTGAAGGCGCATTAGGCGAGACGCTTGGGATATGCGTTGGCAGTACGATTGCCTCAGTCTATGAATCCGGCGTGGTGTACTTGCCGAGATCACAAACCATTTGCTACTGGACAATATAAATGCCGCAAGCAGTATTCTCCGCGATCTTAAAAGTAGCCGGTACGGTTGCGTATGCTGCGGCCTATGCAACAGGGTCTGTTGCTGCCGGTTATGTGGCCGGAACTTTCTTCGCGACTGCGGCTATCGGCGGCAGTCTCTACGCGCTGAATAAGATTACGCTCTCTCTGATCGGCATACCAAAGATCAGCAAGGCCCGTAACGATGTGGAGTTTAGCGGCACGGTAGAACCTCGTCGTATTGTTTACGGAGAGAATCTAGTCGCCGGTATGAACGTCATTCCTCCGATGACCTCTGGCAATAATAATGAATTCCTGCATCAAATCCTCGCCGTTGCCGGTCACGAATGCAATCAACTTGGCACGGTATACTTTAATCGAGCCGCAATCGGTACGATTACTGCAATCACCGGCAGCACCGACGATGGCAAAGTCACGACCGGAACCTATAACGGTAAGGCATGGGTTCGTCGATACGTCGGAACCATTACGCAGACCGTAGATTGGAAACTCTCGCAGACATTCCCGACTCAATGGACAACTAACCATCGCGGTCGCGGAGTTGCCTATATCGCGCTGACCTACCAGTTTGACGAGACGATCTATAAAACCGGCAAGCCCGAAGTTACTTGCTTGGTGCAAGGCAAAAAAGTCTACGATCCTCGCCTTGACTCTACGAGAACAGGCGGCAGCGGCTCGCAGCGTGTGGATGATCCTACGACTTGGGCTTACTCGACGAATCCTGCTCTTTGCCTTGCTGACTACTTGCTCGACAATAAACTCGGGCTTGGCGAGAGCGATGAAAAAATCGATTACGACCTTGTTATGGATGCCGCAGACATCTGTGACGAACTTGTAAATATCCCGGGCAGCGCAACGCAGAAACGATACACCTGTAACGTCATCCTGATTGCCACCGATCGCTTCGAGGAAAATATCCAAGTCCTCGCGCAAGCCATGGCAGGGGTCTGTTATTACTCTGGCGGCAAGTGGCGTATGTATGCAGGGGCGTGGTCGTCCTCGGCTTTTACGCTTGGCGATAACGACCTGATCGATGGCGGGTTAAGCGTTACGACGGCTTATCCATACAATCAGCGTTATAACTCGGTGCGTGGTCAGTTCATCAATAAGGATCGAAACTGGCAACCGATGGAATATCAGCCGGTGATAAACAATACCTATATCACCGAGGATGGCGAGCAGATATGGTTTGAGACTGACTTCTTTGCTTGCACTAACGAATACGAAGCGCAACGTCATGCGATCCTAATTTCTCGGCGTAGCAGAAACGGTCAGGTTGCAAACGTCAGGTGCGGTCTTTCAGCCTACAAGATTCGACCATTTGAAACTGGCACGGTGACGTTCTCGGAAATCGGATGGACAAATAAGACGGTTCGATGCGAAGGATGGAAGTTTGACCCATCAGGTGCAGTTGATTTGATTCTGCGCGAAGAAGCCTCTGGGAATTGGACTGACCCTGCAACGGGCGACTATGAAACCCCGACGAGCGTAACCGACCCAACGCCTAGCGATTACAAGCCGCTATCGGCTTCTAACCTTACCGCCAAAAACCTCACCTCTGGCTTTACATTGAGTTGGGTCGCGCCGTCTGTATTCCCTGTCGGTGCCGTGTATGAAATCTGGGAACATACCTCGATCACGCCATTCAGCAGCGCATCGAAAATCTGGACGGGCAATACCACCTCCGTCTTTATTCCAAAAACCGACACGACTACTCGATACTATTGGGTTGTCGTTCGATCGAAAGACGGCGTAGCCTCTGACGAATTCCCAATCGGCAACGGTGTAGCGGCAGGAGCGGCAGCAATTTCTACAACGCTTGCTGCAAGTAGTGATCCGTCATCGCTCTCTAAAACAGACTCCGGCGCAAGCATAACGAGTGCCAATACCACCGTGACCGCAACTGGCGGAACGACTCCGTATACCTATTCGTGGGCCAGGACTAGCGGCTCGGCATTGATCTCTGCCAATAGCGCATCGGCGGCTACGACATCGTTTACCGGCACGACACTAGCCTCGGGTACAACCTATGAGGCTTTATTCACTTGCACGGTGACCGATAACGTCGCGGCAACTGCTACGACTACGGTGACTGTATCGTTGACCCGTACCGGAATGTCGGCCTCGGCATCCCCGAGTACGCTTTACGAATTGTCTACCAATGCGAACATCACATCCGATAACACGACAGTCACTCCGACAGGCGGTGTTGCACCTTACACCTATGCGTGGACTAAAGTTTCTGGCGATACGTTGACATTGAGCAACGCTTCAGCAGCCACGACTAACTTCTCGAAGAATGCAATTCCAGAATGGGAATTCGTCTCGGCACTTTATCGATGCACGGTTACGGATAGTTCGTCACCTGCGCTGACTGCAACCGCTGATGTCGATGTCACCCTAGAACGTGAAGGTAGCGGCCCACCGCCGTAATTTATAACTTGGAGATGAGCATGAGTACACCACAAAGAGCCGCCGACGTAGCGGCAGGAGTATCGGTCGCAGCAGCAGGAACGAGTTGGGTTTCACAAGCCAATGAGGTTGTGAGTCTTATCGGTAGTGTTATCGCAATCATGGCTGGAATAGGCGCGATGGTGGTTCACTACCTCAATGTACGCGATAAGTTGAAGAACAAGCCATGATCGAAATGCTTGGCGGCGGCGTAGTGGGAAGTGTACTCGGTGGCGTGTTTCGTCTCGTTCCCGAATTTCTTAAAGCCTATGATCGAAAGAACGAGCGGCAGCATGAACTGTCCATGTTCGACCGTCAATGCAAACTCGAGGAGCAGCGCGGCGCGCAGAAGTTAGCCGAGATCGGCGCGAATCGAGAAGCGGCTATCGATACCGGCGTAGTGGAATCCTTTAAGGCGGCAATCGATCAGCAGACAGAAATGGTCAAGGTAGCAGGAGGTTGGGTCGCCTCGCTCTCTGCCTCTGTTCGCCCTGTGATGACGTATTACATTCTTGCCCTCTATGGCGCAGTTAAGACGGCGGTGATCGTCAGTTATGCGCAATCTGGCATAACGCTTGTAGAAATCCTGCCGATGGTCTGGGGCGTTGACGATATGGCCCTGCTTTCGGGCGTGGTCAACTACTGGATACTCGACAGGACGCTAGCCAAGCGCGGGTTATGACCGACCTATCTATCGCCATCGCTCTCTGCAAAGAGTTCGAGGGCTTCCGTTCCAAGCCTTATATCTGCCCTGCCGGTGTGCCGACCATAGGCTATGGCAGCACGCGCTACCTCGACGGGCGTGTAGTTACATTAACTGACCCGTCGATCACCAAAGAAGAAGCCGAGAGAATCCTACTCGGCCAGATTCAGCGCGACTTCTTGCCGGGGGTTTTGCGTAACTGCCCTGCGCTAGTCCTTCGGCCTCGTGCGTTAAATGCGATTGTCGACTTTGCCTACAACCTCGGGATTGGCAGACTGCAATCGAGTACGCTGCGTCGAAAGATCAACGAGCAGGATTGGGACGGGGCAAAAGAACAACTTATGCGTTGGACTCGCGGCGGGGGCAAGGTACTTCCCGGGTTAGTTCGTCGCAGACAAGCCGAAGTCGCTCTCTTATAGGTGCAAAATGCGAACCGATGGCATCCCCAAGTCATTCCAACTTGCAGGGCATACGATTGAAGTCCGATCCGTGCCGAATCAGAAATGGAAGCACGGAAAAGATTGCGTCGGCATCTGGCTCCCAGAGCATTATCGAATCGAGATACGCTCTAGCCTTCGCGGGAGTAATCGTCAGCAAGTATTCACGCATGAATTAATCCACGCCATGCTTGACATCGCAGGACATGACGATTTGAGCCGCGACGAGCAACTGGTAGATCGGCTCGGGCATCTACTTCAACAGGCAATGGTTACGTTTTCAAACGAATGAAACGTCACCTGATTATCCCTGATACGCAGATCAAACCCGAGTCGCGTACAGAGCATATACATTGGGCGGGTCAAGCGATCCTAGAATACAAGCCCGACCTAGTAATAATACTAGGTGACTGGTGGGATTTGCCCTCGCTAAACAGTCACGCCGAAAAGGGCAGCGCAGAACTTGAGGGGGCGAGATATCAAAAAGATATCTCTGCGGGAAACGCCGCTTTTAAGATTCTCGATTCTTACTTCAAGAAAACGCGCAGTAAGACATGGAAGCCGCGCAAGATATTCCTCGAAGGCAATCATGAGAATCGAGCGAACCGCATCGCTAACAATGACCCGAAGTGGAAAGGCATTATCGGTTCCCAGAACTGCCAAACCCTAGATTGGGAGCGGTTCCCGTTCCTCAAGATCGTAGAGTTAGACGGCATCAAGTATTGCCATTACTTCCCTAACCCGTTTAGCGGCAAGCCTATTGGCGGCACCATCGTTAATCGCCTTAACGCTATCGGTTCGTCGTTCGTACAGGGTCATCAGCAGGGCTTTTTGTACGCAAGCAAACAGTATCCCGACCATGTTAAGCATGGACTCGTCGCAGGACGTTTCTATCTAGAGCATGAGTCCTACCGTCCCGACGATGTGCAGAGCAACGAATGGAACGGTATCGTCGTGCTAAATGATGTCAGGAAAGGAGACTATGACCTTATGCCGCTGCGCATGGACTACTTGAGGCGCAAATACAAATGAGAAAAAT